GCGATTGTTAATGTTGCATCTACGAAATCCATTTAAACACCTACTTTCCTAATATAGTTTTCCTTACTGCCATGCTTCCAACTTCAAGCATTCGTTTTTCATTAGCATCTAAAGAACGAGCCATAATGTTATAGCGTTTTTCTAAAGGTGCTGCATACCTCACATCTGAGCCAATTGTTAAAATAGTCTCGTTTGCTTTTTCGACTGTGTCATTAATTGGCGTTCCTTTTTGGATAATCCCGTTTTTACCAGGAATATTAGTTTCATAACCAATGCTGTTGACATAAGCTCCGGTATCGATATGATCATCTGATTGAGTGATTTCCTTTGCTCCATCAGCCCACGCGATACCCATTGCTTTTACTGCAGTTTCTCTTGCTAAAGGCATTTTACTATCAATTTCAGCAAAGAATTTTTGAGCTTGCTTATCAAATTTAAAAGAAGCTGATGCACGTTTTCCCATATCAAACAGCTCCTTTCAAGATAATTTTATAATGATGCAAGGAATCAAAGTCATTACGAGGGAGTATTTCCTCAGCTCTGAACTCGTCACTAGCTAATAGATTGCCTTTACCATCTTTGATATTTTTAATTCGCATATCATCATTAATCTCTTGATCAGCTGATAAAACAAGAGTTGATTCATACAAGCCTTTTGTATCATCTGTAACAATGACGTTTTTCAGCCGTTTTCTCATGAAACGACAAGGAATTAAAGGAACTTCTTTATCTTTAATGATAGGTCTGTCCCAGTCGTCTACCTCATCACCACTAGAAGGGATAACGAGGGTACACGTATGATTTAAAAAGTCATCGAATGCCATAAGACATCTTCCTTCTTTTTGCTCTTGTAGGTCCAGAAACACCAAAAAAAGCATGAGAACTTATCGGAACAAGTAACGATTCTAGAATTAAATCAAGCTCCGTATCTCCTGTATTAGTATCTAGCTTATCTAACGATTGGCTAGACAATGAATAAGAATAATCATCCATCGACTCAGATTGCAGTCCACTCATTTTTCTTTCAATAGCTTTTCTGTTTGAATCCATGAAAAAAAGATAGTCAACCATTTTAATAGTCGCTATCTTTAATTTCTTCTGAATCATTTCATCGCCTGTTTTAGAATAATCACAGTGAACTCTTGCTGTGATTTGAATATCAGCACGTTCGATATAACCTTGAATCTCAGTGTCTTTCAGTTCTTTAAATGACTCATCAGCTTTATATTTTGATGTGTCTCTAACATCTTGAATAGTTGCGAACATCGAATCCCTCCTATTCTTCTACTTTGACAATGAATCCTGAGTCTAATCTAGCTTGAATTGGTCCAGTGATTACATCAGGTAAAGGAATTTTATCTTCACTAGTAATCACGAAACGACCATCGTAAAACATGGTATCGGGTTTAGAAAGAGTATAAAGTTCTGGTTTCTCAACTTCGTCAGCTGTTTCAACTTCTTCTGTTTCGGTTAGCTCTCCTTGATTCTCATCAACAGTAACTGTTTCATCGTTTACGACTTCTTCTATAACTTCGTCAGCTGTTTCAACAGGTTTAGTTTCTTTCTTTTCCTCTTTTTTCTTAGCCAAGATAATCCCTCCTAAACTCTAGCTTTTGTAATATCAACAATAAGACGAGCGCGTTTTTCAAATGGTACATATCCAGCTGTTTTAGTAGAATATGAACCTTCCAATTGAGTTTTAGCACTACGTTCTGTTTCAGTAGAAAATGGTTTATAAGTGTACTCTTGTAAAGCAAAACCAGTATCAACGAACATGATTTTTCCATCAGGCATTTTTTTGTTGATAAATGGAGCTGATTTAATTACATTTGGCATATCACCATTTAAGATATTACCTAAGAATAATGGATTACCGGCTTGAGTAACATTTTTTAACCACAATTCAGCAGTTTTTAAGTTCATTACTACTCTATCGGGAGTAAATCCGTATTCGTCATTCATGTAATAAGTCGCATACCACATATCGACTGGATCAAGCTCGTTCACTTTTGAAACTCCGATAACTTCTGGAGCATCCCAACCATCATCAAAGTAACCATTACTTAATGTTTCAATAGCTAAACGCTCATCAGTAATTCCCATACGTTGACCACGACGCTTTAAGAAAGCGGCTAACATATCAATTTTCATTGATTTAGCTTCATCAGTGATTTCTACACCACCACCACGTTTGTAGACACGGATTGAACGTTTATCTTGAAGTCCAATTGTTGTAACTGGAATTGGAGCACCTTGAGCAACAAGATTGAAATCTAAGTTGCTATCTTTGTCATCGTCAGAATCTTCATAGTAGTAAAATTCTTGAGTTTGTTGCTCCATTGGCACGTTACCCATAATTAACTCACTTGCACGACCAGATTTCTCATAACCATTACGAACGTAATCTTCTGTAATGATTGGGAATAAAGGCTTAGTGTTTGTATTTGTAAACATTTGTTCAACGCTACGAGTCCAAATGTTTGGGTCAAGTGCTCGTTTTGCATCGTCCCATGTTAAACCTTCTTTTTCGAAAACACCGCGTAATAACGCTGATGAATTCTTTTCTAGTAAAGAACTACCTTGAGCAGCAAAACGTTCTTCTTTAGCAACTTTTGCCATTTCTTGACGTAACTCAGCACCTGAAGCAGGTAACTCAATTTGTTTTCCATCTTTTAAAGCTTTTCTAAATAAACCCATTAAATAAGCACCTCCGCTTGATTTTTAGCAGCATTAACTTTTAATACTACGATGTGTGATACATCAGTCGCGTCCTTTTTAAACTTACCATCAGCACCAACAACTAATTTGTCACCAACAGCTACACCGTCAGCCACATTTAAAAGAACGTTACGACTAAAGCCAGTTACGAAAGCACTAATCGGAACGTTCTTCTCTTTTTCTTGAACTTTCGCAAATAGTTGAGGCACTTCTCCATCAGTTGCTTTTCTAACTCCATAATCTCCAACAGTTGGATCTAAAATTAATCCATCACCAAAATTAACTGGCTCCTTACAAAATACGGTTAATGATAAACCGTACGAATCTGGTAAAATACCACCTTTAGGCCATCTTAAACTCATTTATATCTCCCCTTTCTTAATCCAAGACAACAACGTCATCGTTGCTATCATCATCATTACCACCTAATTGACGACCTGGTTTGAATTTGTCGCCTTTCATTTTGCGGTAACTTTCAATTTCTGCTTTGATATATTCAATATCGCCAGAACGTTCTAACAAGGCTTTGTAGCTCTCAGCATTGAAAGTATCACCTTGAACAGCTACACGCTCTTTTACAGCTTCTTCCACTAAATCTTCTACATATTTACGACCATGTTTAGCCTCAGTTTTAAGATTACGGATAGCTTCAACAGTTGCTAAATCTTCCCCTAGCTCATTTCTGATAGCTGTATCTTCTTGAGAACGTAAAGAATGACCTCCATCAGTTAAAGCTGCTCTTACTGCACTACGCTCAATAGAACCATCCTTTAAACCTTTTTTTAATTCTTCAATAACATTCACGTTATCACTACCTCTCTTTGATTTTTTTGTATTTAAAAAGGCATCAGAATCACGTTCAAAACGCGTCTGATACCTTTCTTCAAACATATTAATTTGTTTTTCTTTTAAAGAACCGTCTGAAATTTCAGAACGGACCTTTTCGATGTATGCATCAGGACAAGCGCCCTTATACACTGTGGAAACCTCACGAAGTCTTGCATCAACTATCCAAAAGAATACTCGATTTCCATCTTCGTCAGTATCACCTGGAAAATATGGTGTATCCCACAGATCTTTACCATCAGCCGAACACTTATACCACATATCTGGACCACCAAATCCCACGCTCATGTCACGTAGAACTCCTGTTTCGATAGCTCTGATTGTGTCATCTGTACTTACACCGTTGATTGTTACACCTCTTGGAATGTACCAACGACCACGAACTGACGTTATACCGTCTTTTTCTATGATTTCAGCATCAAAAGAACGACCGTAAGGGTTTCTATCAGTATTGTGACCTTCCATTAAAGCAGTACCAAGAATTAAATCATCAGCAAAGTTTCTTAATGTTGTTGTCGGGTCCATTCGTGTGTCATAGCTGTCCAATGCATCAGATGAACAAATGCCTTCGTAGACAAATACATCTTCTCTAGCAAGAGGTTTAAGCGTATGACGATTGATTAATTCTAAATCTTTGTCGCTAAAATCTGCATTGCTAGATGTAATTCTAATTGGTGCCATCACGTTAGAAACTATCATTTATTTATCACCACCTTTCAATTATTGTATTTATTTACGGCTATTAGATTTGATATTTTTAGGCTTTGGTATTTTTTTCTCATTCCCTTTTGGTTGATAGCCTTTTAGGAATGGTGGATTTGCTTCTTTTTTTATAGGTTTTCTATGCCAATCTCTACCATCATATGTTGGTGGTAACGGAACATCAGCAGCTTTAACTTTAGATTGAATTCCTCTATCTTCATTATCTTTTGAAACATTCCCGTTAATAACCTTGATAATTTCATCCGATTCAACACCTAGCAAACTTTGTCTATATGCAAATTTGTACTTACATAACTTATTTAACAAACTTGCAACTATTGCAAGGCTTGTTATACCTGTGATACATAAAATAATTAATTGTCCCATGTTATCCATCCTTAACTTTCAGTTTGGCTTTTTATTCATCCACCTCAGCGAACAACGTCTTATACCAACAACGGCAACTAATCACGTTATCAGCAGAAGCCCCATTTTCGCTATCTCGCGGAAACATTAATTTTTCACCATTTACAATAAAGAAATCCATAAACCCAACACGTTGACCATTAGCATCTTTATGCCATTGTCTCGTACGGTCTTGATGAGCTGAACGCCACTCTTTACCAATGACAATACCTAAATCATATAGTTGCAAATCAGAAGCAAACTGACCAGTTGAACCAGCTGAAAGAAGTTCAGTTCTTGCTATGGTCTCAGCTCTCCATTTATCAAACATGTAAGAACTTTCTAACTTTTTAGCAACGTCTTTAACGCTATAAGGTCCATCATTTAGCACCTCATTGATAACTTTCAACACTTCTTTTCTGTTGGTATCGACTATTTGAATAGCTGTATTCTCAGCACGCCAGTTAATCCATTCCATTAAACGCTCATCTGTTTGATTAAACTGAACATCTACGAATACATTCAACAGATTCACGTTTCCGATAACAGAAGTAACCTGAGTTAGCCACGATTCGACCACACCACGCCACAGCTCAACATCTTTATTCATTTCAAAAAAGACGTAAGTCATTAGCCAAAGCTCTAACTCGTCATCTGATTCTTCCTCTTCATCAGCACGAACATGCTTAATAGCTTGTTTTCGTTCTATTTTTGGAGGTTCTGGCGCTTTGTTTATGTTTTTAATGTAATTATCTAACTGCGCTTTTAATACACCTAAAAACTCATCATTTGCGATATCCATTGATGCATCTAATATCTGGTCAAATAACTGAAATATTTCTTCATCGCTTACTTGTTCTCCACGTTGCCCCCTTTTTCCCAAGAGGGCTTTACTGGGAAACTTTCGAATATAACGACCTGTTTCATCACCTTCTAAATCCTCATCGTCTTTAGGTTTAGCCTTAGACTGTAAAAAGGCTTGATAAGAACCTAAGGCATCTGACTGTTGCGGTTGTTTAGGCTCTCCAACAGCATCGTGACCAGTAATGACGTTCGATGCCTCATCATTATCAATCCAGCCTTGTTGAACTTTCATGATTTCATTGTTAATCTCAATTGCCTCAGCGTTAGCTTCTTGCGCTCTGTCTTTAGTTCTCACATCATTGAACGTGATTTTTACAGTGCTTTGGTTACCTTGGACACGTAAAGCAACAGTATAAGCTTTTTCAAGCAACCGCTTAGTAACATTTTGAATACTTTTTACACCAGCGATGTGTATTTCCCATTGGATGGAACCGTGCGTTTCAGTAGTTGACTCGTTCCGACCTAACAAAATAGGCAGCTGCTTCAATGAAGTAACTACCTGTTGATTAATGATTTCTATTAATGATTTACTATCCATTGATTTACCATTAGTACCACCAACAGTCTGAACTTTTGCAGAGTCATCATGAAGAAAGTCGTCATCTGCTTCTAGTTCTTCAAATTGACTAAAAACACCGTCCATATAGCTATCAACGAACTCTTGTACAGCCTCGTCCCCCTGATCCAATACATGTTGAGGTAAGTTTTTAAGTATCGCCTCAGCTGATACAGAGATATCAAAACGTGCATGTCCTTGATGATGAGCAACAGCTTTTAAATCCCTTAACACTTCTGTTTGGAATAAAATAGCTTCAATAGCTGGCAACATAGGGCTACGACCGTAAGGATCATCAACATCTGGGTCAATCGGAACATAAAACACTTGCTCCATGTTTAACCTGGTAAATGTTCCATCGATTTTTCTTTCAACTAAAACTAGTTCCTCTGTTTCTTTATCCATAATGAAGTCCAGTCGTGACGGTGAAATCACATGAAAATCTACTACATCATCAAGTGACTCGTTTAATTCAACCTCTAAAGCAACAGCTCCCTCAGTGTAACCAGTCAAATTAAGAACATTAATCAATTGATCAGTGCCGCCACTATATAACTTTCCTACTCGTTGAGCTAAATCAGAATTGATATACTCTTGCGCCGCTTCATCATTGTCTCCATTTTGGTCAAAGACCTCAACAGTATGACCTTGATTAGCTAAACGCAAGAAATTCCAGACTGCCATAGACGCATCCGGATTGATATCACGTAAATACTTCAAGGTCTCAAGAATATGTTTTTCTCTGTGAGGTGCTCGTCTTAAAGGCATGTCCTCATTGAGTAACCAACGTTTATAAAGTGGTGTTGTTTCTCTACCACCTTGCATTCTTGCCCTCTTAGCGTTCTTATGAACTGCTGTTTGAACACTTCTTAAATACTTTTTAGATTTATTTATCGCTCTTTTTCGTTTGTATCGTTGATAAAAGTTCAATCTTTCGACCTCCTTCCTCTTATTTTTGGCATTCTAGGTTTAAAGTCTTTAACTTCAAAAGGTTTACTCATTTTAACTAAAGCTTGTGTCATAGCATCCACGTCGTCATCATGAGCACCATTTGGAAATGATTCTAGTTCATCTAATATCTCATCAGACCACTGTTTCCATAACGGATGTGGCAAATAAACGTTACCTGCTTCCCAAAAAGGAGAAACAGCATAAGCTCTTACTTCTTTACCACCATCTGGATTAACTGGAACCATTCCAGCTATTTTCTTTTGCAACATTTCAATAACTGCTGAACCATTGGCTTTATCCTCAACATATTTAGCATGAGCGTTAGGCCATCTTGTTGTCATAGACTGAATAGCTTTCATTGTTTCAACTATTCCCATACGTTCATGATGTCTATCTAATAAGTAATAATCAGCTGCTTTCTGCCCCCAAACATGACCAGCGACATAATCTGATGTTTCTTTGTTTTTAAAGGTACAATCCCAAGACTGGACTTGTCTGTCTAGGTCATCTGGTAAAATCACAACATCATCACTTAAACCTAGCTTAGTTCTCATTTCAATTGTTGGAACGTAAAACTTAGCCCATGAACGTCTAAAAATATCTCCTCCTGCAGGAGTCGGCCTCTGCTGATAAAGAGAAGCCCAACCACGAGAACCAGAAACAGCCTTTGTTTGTTTAGCCCATTCTTCATCTTTACCGATTTCAGGAGCCAACGACTCACCGATTTCACGACCTAATAAGTCTCCCTCTTCAGCAATAGCAGGTATCTTTATTTCAACCCACGGAAGATTACCTTCTTTAAGCAATCGACCTGCTAAATCGTCCTCATGCCACCTAGTCATAATGATAATGACTGAACCCGTAGCAGATAAACGAGAGTAAAACGTATCTTGCCACTCAGCGTATATCTTATCCCTAATCGTTTTACTATTCGCCTCAGCCCTATTTTTGATTGGATCATCAATAATCAGAAGTGAAGAACCACGACCAGTAGCACCACCAAGGATTGATGTACTGTACAACTGCCCTAGATGACCATCAATTCCCCATTCCGAAACACTAGCCGTATCAGAACTGATTTTTAAATCGAATAATGATTCACTGTAAGTTCTGAATTTCTCACGGTTTTTACGACCAAACTTTTTGTAAAGTTCTTCTGAATATGAAACAACCATTGCTAACTTTTCTGGATTCTTCATCAGATAGTATGCTGGGAATGTCTCAGTAATAAAAGTTGATTTCCCATGCTGTGGTGGCAATTCCACGATTAAAAATAATCTTTCACCATCTGCAATACGTTGCAAATAAGGTGCTATATACGTTTGGTGTCTTAACGGTGCATAGATACCACCGTGAGAATAAGAAAAGAAGTCAGCAAAATTACGTCTTGCTAACTCCTTTTTCGCTTCCTCTTTAATTTTATCCATATCAAGTTGAGTCGTTGCCATTGGCTAATCGCCTCAATTCGTCTTCTGTTAAGCCAGTAAAAGGATTAGATACTCCAATACTTCCAGAATGTTCTACTTTATCTAGAGCTTTAAAACCTCCACGATCAAGAATATCTTGGTAGATGCTCTTTTTAAGTGATTGTAGTTTCTCCCAATCTTTAGACGGAAGATAATCTCTATAAAGATGGTCTTTTCTTCGAGCTAACTTATGAATATTGTTAGTAAGTTCAAAAGCTTCATCGCTCAACCCGTTTAATTGTTGATTCAACTCTTGTTTTAGCTCTTTGTTTTCAGTTTTTCGACCGTCAATGTCTTTGTTTTTCTCATTCAAAACACTAATATCACGATTTAACAAGGTTAGTTCATCTTGTAGCTCCCAAATTTCTTCTTGGAGAACCTCGACTTCATCAACAACCTCATCGTGTCGTTGAATTTTAGTATCGGTTTCAATCGCAATGTTCAAAAGACTAACAAAACTACGCAAACCCTCGTCTTCCATGCGTTTACGTAGATTCTTCATTTCTTCAACAATTTTTTGTTTGATGTACGGATGTGACAGTAAGGTCGAACCCTGTTGTCGAGCTGATTTAGGAGAATAACCTGCATCAATAGCTGCCTTAGTAGCATTGAAAGTATTCAAATAGCTCAATACAAACACATCGTACTTCTTTTTCGTTGCTTTAGTTGGTTCTTTGATTTCCGACAATGCTACCACCTTCTTTCTTTTCAATACAAAAAAGACACATAACCCTTTGACAAGTTATGTGTCGAATAGCGCGATAGTCCTAGGTAACGATTTTCACGTCATCTTCCGTTTATCAGACGGATGTTTGAATTAAACTAACCCTCGACCGCCGTACGCTATTTCTGATAAATCTATTTTCTTGGGAGGATGAGGGAACCACCCCTCAACTATTGGTGGTGGTTGTATGGCAATATTATTTAAACGGTCGTTGATCGGATGTTAACTTACTGTTAAATGTTCCTTTTTTAGCTTTAACCCATTCTGCTTTAAAATAAATTCTGCATTCTTCAATGAAATCATCCATTATCTTTTCAAACTCATCATCTTTTTTTTCGCTTTTTTCAATAAATTCTAAAGTGTCATCATTCATTTGAGATTGTGCATATTCACTCAGAAATATTTCGATTTTTTCAACATAATTTAGCAAATTATCATTTTCTTTATTTTTACCAAATAATAATTTAAATTTGTATTTACTTTTAAAGAATACATTTAATGATTGTGTAGCTTTAAGCACCTCGTTGTTCATATAATCAAGCATAATATCCGCTTCTTCTTCTTTTCCTAATCCTCCATACAATAAACCTTGCGCTGAATATCCTCTGTAAAGAATATAAGCAGCATTAGTTTCTGATGCACTTGAACTAATACTTGATGCTATTTCGCGAGCTAATTCAAGCCAGTCAACTATTGATTTAGAAATAATATCAGCATCTATCTTTTTTTGCTCCCATTTATCAGTTTGTTGAGTTTTTATTAATTCTATGCTATTTGCTATTCTTTCGTTTTCGTTTTTCTGCTCACCTTGAGTTTCGATAATTTCATTTAATCTTTCTTTTATTTTTTTGTTATCTTCATGCATTTCTTTATTCGCATCTATCTCATCTTTTGCAATTACTTGATAAACTTCCCTTAATAATTTTGCTCTATTATTTTTACCTTCGTTCACTTGATTTTTGGCAATAGATTCTAACTCCCTTTGAGTTTTTCTGTTACTTAAAAATATATTAAATCCATTATTAATAAAACTAGCTGCAATAGTACCAAATCCAATCGAACTTAAGACGGTCCACGTATTAATTTCCAAATCAACCACTCCTTTTCCATACAATCATACTAAAAAAGGGACGTTTGCGCACCATCAATTAGAGATTTATTCAATTTCTCCATACCTCTGTTCACATAAGATTGAACCGTTGACCTTGAAACTCCCATATATTCAGCAGTTTCTTGATAACTATTTCCTTTGGCCACAACTGAGTTAATTGCTTCTTTTTCTCTATCAGTTAAGCAACTCATGTAATCATCTAACTTCTTTAAATCATCATCTGATAGATTCTCACTATCAAATCTAAACTTATTCACTACAACTAAATCCATATTGGACCATAACTGAGTACGCTGGTATCTTGAACGATTACTAATTTCACGTCTTGCTCCTGGTTCTTTAGCATCACGTAACCACTCAATTGAGTACATAGAACTAGAGATAACTTCGCCTAAGATCTTTATTCTTTTTCTAGCATCTGCACGTTCTTCAACAATTATCGGTATTTTCTTCCATTTACCTTGTTCTTCGCACTCTTTTTTTAACTTCGATAAATAGGCTTCTTTTTTCTTTAAGAACTCTAATCGTTGTTTAACACCCTCTAAATCATTTATATATTCTCGCTCTAGTTCATCAGCATACTTCCAAGTCATAATTTATTTCCTCCTTAAAATAAAAAAAGAGGACACCTCAACAAACGTATTAAACGTTCATCAAGATATCCTCCAGTTGTCTGGTCAGATAATATTTAGTTTTAAAACTTGCTTTTAATTTTCTGTTCTACAAAAGTGACTTTTTCGTCATGGCTAGTAATTTCTACAATTCCAAACTTTGGCAATTCCGCTGCTTTCATCTGGCCATTGCTGATAATCACTAGAGCATTCTTTCCTTCGAGTTCTTTTATATCGTTTAAATCCATTGTTTTTAGTTCCAATCTTGCCAGCTCCTTGTTATAATATCGTTATCAGGCGATTTATTTGAGTGGCAAGAGTGATCTTGCTGCTTTTTTTATTTGTCATTTTGTTGTGTATATAGGATTTGAAGTCTTTTTCCAGTTCAATTATTTGATAATATTTTAAAATAATGGTATATTGATTAATGGAATTTCGTTATGACTTATCGAGTCGCCTTTTAATCTACATCAGAAAGGAGAATGTATATGACATTCAATAACAAACAATTAGAATATCGTGTAACACTAGACACAGAATTAAACTTATTCATCGTTTTTTCAAAAGAGGATGAATCTAAATCTGCAACTGGTACAACGATTCAAAACGCAGTATCTGAATTACAAAAAATTGCATAAGGAGTAACTTACCTAATGAATATTTCATATTCGTACTGAGAGCATTTACCTATTTCCATGACAGGTAGATGCTTATTTTTTATATAAAAGTCTATTTATAAGCTTTTAAAACGTTTTCGTGTTATACTTGTCATATAGAAGGGAGATGGAGATATGATGAATATTGGAAACTCTGTAATCGTTCCACACAGGGTGAAGAATTTCAAAACACTAAATCGATCCCTGTCCAAATTATGGCGTAACCACAGAGGCGCCCCATAGAAAGAGCATTCTTCAGAAATTTGTTGAGTGCTCTTTTTATTTGTCTCATTTACTCTATTCTCTTCGCAACCTATCAATAATTGTATCAACGAGCTATTACTTGTTATTCGTGTTACACTTAACTTGTTCTAGAAAGGACATGATTTTTATGAATAATATTGATATGACTCTCAGGATGATGCTCAACAATATTAATAAATTTAAAAATGTTGGACCCAGACCGTATACAAATCCTAAATCACCTATGCACACACCTAGAAATAACTTTTCTTTTGCTATGGAAATGATAACGGAACATAGATTATCTACGAAAACTAATGGAGCTGATATAACTAGTTATCAAGACGCTTGTGTTTTAACACCGCTAGGCAGTAGATATTTAGAAATGTTAAATTTAGAATTCAGACATGTTTATACTTTTTACAATTAATAAAATTTATTAATCAAGACTGATATCGCTTTTTAGCTATCAGTCTTTTTTTATACTCATTTTGACTATCAATTGAGCAAACTTGATAACTTCATCTTTACTTTTATTATCTAAATTTTCCAGATTGCCTTGAACTTTTTTTAGTTTGTCTAAATACCCCAAATGTTCCCCTCCTTGTGTACTAAGGCATAAAATTTCTTAACAATACCTTTCTCATTTTCTTAGAAAAAGATAGCATTCATCTTCATTTTTTGGTAATGTATATACAAGCTTCAACTAGCTTTATCTAATATTTATAAGTCTCTTCCCTATCCCCATAATTCTTATTTATATTAGATATGCCTATCTTTCAATGGATAGGCTTTTTTCTATTTTCCTAAAATAAAAATTATGATATAATTCATTCCTGTGGGGATGAAGATTTTTTAAAATCTTTCGGGGAAAGGCTTGCTTCTTAGTAAGCTTTTTTTATTTACCTAAAATTATTACCATCTTGTCTTTCAACTTGATATATTTGCATGTTAGTCCTCCTTGTAAGGCAGATTCCACCAACGTGTATCATCCAACCAGTGAGGTTCTGCCAATTTTTCTTTTCCGAATAAATTTTTGATACTGATCCACAACATTTTGCGACTAAAATCACTACTTAATTTGTATATCTCTTGTATCTCGTTTTTCGTCACTCTAATATCCCTCTCTCAATCTGCTAAATCCTCTGACTTAACAAATACACCGTTCACCATCTTGCCTGTCCGTCCTGAGATTTCACTATATGCTTGATCTAAACATTCATCTAAACTCATTCCGTTTTGCTGAGCTAGTATGATTAGAGTAACCACTACATCGCCGATACCGTCTCTCAATTCATCTTTATCACTTCTTGTTAAAGCAGTAGCAACTTCTCCAACTTCCTCCTCAACTCTTAACATTTTTGTCGAATTCCACTTCGCTATCGAAATACAAATCTATAAACTGAAACACATCAACCCTAGATTTAGTCGTCTCGTTAATAAAACGAATAAAAATTTCTTTTTTAATATTATTTTCGATATAGAAAACATAAAAACCGTAAGTTGCTCTAACAATCTTAACTGCACTTCTGCATAAATCTTTAAGCTCATTTTTGGTTAATTCTCTACTTGCATCCATAACAATATTTGGTACTCCATCAACTACATGAGTTTTAGTTTTCCAGTTTTCGTCTTGCAATGAACCATAAAATAAAACTTTGCTATCACTGCTATTAATATCTGAAAACAAATTTAGCTGTTCATATTCCATAATTTCAACTCTTTCCGTTTTGGAAACTGTTCAACTGGTCTGTGTAGTTTATGCACTAATCACTTCTTTAGGTATCTCTAGTAATTCTGGATTCTCAAAGATATTTCCTATGACTTCTGAACGATATTGAGTAATATCGCCATCAGTTTTATATGGTTTAAAGGATCCATCGAATTCATCCTCAGTCATAAATACTTGTAAAAAGAAACCTCTAGATGGTCTGTACTTAACGATTCCATAGTGATAGCCTTCAAAATGAGTTTCTTGACCACCAAGTCCAATACCTCCAGGTCCTTCTGCATAATAATTAGAGTATGAATGCACGTATTTCTTAACGATGTCATTAGCAACAATCGGATTCGGAACCTCCTGATTATCTTTCATTCCTGAATCTTGCATATAAATTAAGTGGTCCAAAACTTTGAAGCCGCCTTTTCCATCAGAACGCAGCATATCAATGCCACGTATGCCCTGTTCAGTAAATTCGAAATGGATGTTAGGCTCTTTACCAACTTCATACATTTTTTGTTTTTCACTGTCCCAAGCTCTATATTTCATAGCTATCCTCCTGCTTGTTGTTTAGGTTGACTCAACCTTTCGATTTTCGCTCTCATTTCTGCCTCTTCCTCAGGTGATAGAGGTGTTTCTTCGTAGATTTGATTTTCTGATGATGCCCAATCGGGTAGGGTTTCTTTGCGAGTTGATGATTTTGAATAGCTTTGTTGCCTATTTTGAAAAGCAGCATCATCTGCTTTAACTGCTTCCATGCTTAATATATTTCTCTTAGCCCAATTCTTCATAATACCCTCAGAGTATCTGAAACCTTTCTGCTCTTTAACAGCTCTAGACATAGCCTCAATGACCAATTCAACACCTATATCTTTAACCCAATGATTTATAGATTCACTCACAACTGGTGCTAAAACACCGAAGTTTTGTTGATAAAAATCAAACGGATTAATTCCAGAAGTAGCAGCAAAATCTTTTAGCGTTTCTTTTTTACTGCTACTGTTGGTTATATGTTGGTGTTGGTTCTGTGTTGGTTCTGGTTGCAGTATCGTATCGATAGGGTATGTTTCATTTTCAGATACTATATCGATAGGGTATAAATCTTCTAATTTAGTTTTAATAGGATAATCTAATTTCATACAGTTCATGACAACTTCTGATTTGAATTCAACTGTTTTTAGATTATCCAGCTCTTTATCAATAACTGGTGCCACTTTTGGTGATCTAGCGCTATTGTATTTCAACCAATTCACTAAAAGAACTTCGTTATTCTCTTTGTTAAAACGTATCTTTCCATTAGAGACAAAGAAATCAAGGAGTCTATTAACTTCCTCTTTCGATATCCCAAGCTCAAACTGAGCGTATCTGTAACTAAATTCATAAGCACCACTCTGGGTTGTCTTATCGTTTGAAATCAGATAGAGATAAAACAACTTCTCTATCTGACTACATTCCCCAATAAAATCATCCTTCCAGAAAGTGGTGTGAAGTTGTCTGTATATAGCCAACTAGTTATCCTCCTTCTGATTTATTTAAAACGGTAAATCATCATCATTTATATCAATCTGACTAGAACCACCAAACGGATCATTATTCGCTAGATTGATTTCTGTGTACCCTTGCAACTCTTCGTTTGATAAACCTTTATTCGATTGAGATTCACTTGAATCACGTTTCTCAAGTAATTGAAAGTTATCACATACTACTTCTGTAACAAAAACTTTTTGACCTTGCTGGTTCTCATAGTTCCTTGTCTGAATACGACCTACGACACCTATCAAAGTGCCCTTCTTAGCATAATTTGCTAATGTTTCAGCAGGTTTACGCCATATCACGCAATTAACAAAGTCTGCTTCACGTTCACCACTTGCATTGGTAAAGTTACGGTTAACAGCCAAGTTGAAACTGGCAACAGCTGAACCGTTACTGGTAAATCTAAGCTCTGGATCTCTAGTAAGTCTTCCGACTAGGACTACATTGTTAATCATCTAAATCACCTTCACAGTCTGAACAATTTCTTTGGTGACCAGGTCCCTCTTTTAAAAATTTAGAACCTTTAACAATCAAATCATCCATAACTGCTCCACAACATTGGCAGTAAACTCCTTCTAAAATTAAATCTGCAATCTCTCCCATTATTTCTTCCTCCTAGCAATTTCTACTGTTTTGCCTATCACTTCTTCAAGTTCCTGCTTAAATCGTTGTGGGTCACTGTTTTCGCCACTTAAATGAAGAAGTAGAATCTGTTTTGCACTTGTTAAATCATTGTTTCTAAAAAAGTCTTTACATGTTTCTAAATTCATGTGACTTTTTATAATCCGGTCACGCAAGAATGGTAAAATAATACCTTGTTCCACATTCTCGTCTAAAATATCAACCGAGTGATTACACTCAACTAGCCAATGTGTAATACCGCTAGGGAACTTCACAGGGCAATAAATCGTGTCAGTGATAAAAACTATTCTTTCTTTACTTGGTGACTCTATGAGATAACCAACAGGCTCTGCAACGTCATGATTAACATCAAAAGCAATTATTTTCCAACCGCCTAGCATAAACTGTTTACCTACTTCAATTGCTTTATAGCGATATTTTGCTCTATCACTTAGAAAACCTTTATCAATACCAGCTTCAATCGTTCCTTGAGTTGCGTACATATCAAAACTCACACTGGCTAGAATATCGTTAGTATGTTTTATATGATCTCCGTGCTCATGAGTGACTAAAAGTCCGACTACATTTTTCAAAGAAGCACCACTTTTTAGCACTTCTTTGAACTTAATACCTGCTTCAAGCATTAGTGAGGACTCACCATCTACTAGAATGTAATTATTTCCTTTAGATGATGAGCCATTCACTATGACCTCTAACATTAGAAGTCACGCTTTCTTTTTTGTGGTTGTTCTTTCTCTAAATCACTTAAATTATTGAAAAGCGTTTCTTGAGTTTCTTCTTGATTTGGTATTTTAGTTCCAATAGTTTCAGTTGATTCAGGAAGTTCTTTCTTTTCTTCCTGATTCTCTTTTATTTCGCCAGTTTCAAAATCAATAGGAATCTTATTCGCGTGTTCTTCAACTTCTTGATTAAGTTCATCGACAGCATCAACTACTTTAAAATCAGCATCCATGTCTTTAGCTTCTTCAACTGAATACAATCCCATAATCATGTCAGGGCAATTCAAACGACCAAAGAATGAAGCTGCTCTATATCGAATCATGACCTCGGGCATTGTTTTCCATTTAGACATGCTTTTGCTAACCCAACCTTCCGCCTTAGCCATTTCCATAGTAATTTTAGGCCCTTTAATCACTCGGTCAGAATAATCTTCAACGTAAGCAGTACACTCAAGCGTATCACCTTTGCCTTTCATTTCGAATTGAATTTCTGTTTTATATTTTTTTGAGTTATTAATCATTGCGATAATGTATTGGCTTGACCAAGCCGGACGACCGTTAACAACATAAAGGTTTTGCATCACCATTAAAGGGCTTGTTTTCAAGCGATTAGCCATTTCTAAGGCAATCATGCTATTTCCCAATCCTTTTTCACCTTGATAATCTTTAGGTACGATTGTTGATGACGATAAAGCCTTAGCCATTCTCATTGCTGTTTGAAACGCATCTGGATTTGACCAAATATCTGTTAAATTTTGATTATTAGTTGGATTAACTTCTTTTCTTTCTGCTACTTGATTTCCCATTATGCTGCTACCTCCGATTTAATATTTTGAACATTAACTCTTAAAGAGTTATCTTCTTTACTTGCATTTAAAGCAATGACTTGTGTATCTGTTTCAAAGGTTTCTGTTAACCCCTCAGCGTTGTCTAGGAATAAAGGTACATAAATGCCTTCTGCTCTCATCAACGTGTCACAGATATCAATTTTAGCTTTGATTTGCTCCCCATTTGACATATCACGATATCTCACATCATTTAGTTCTGGTTCACAGATAGACTCATCTAGATTTCCGTTGTCGTAATAATCGAAAAGTTTAAACTGGATAAATTTGAAATTTTTATTGATGTTTTCTTCTAACAAGCT